TCAGCGAACCGTTTTTATCTGGTACAAATACGTACTTACCGTTAACAATATCGATGTATCCGACATCTGGCGGTTTTTTATCATATTCATTTCTTAGGTACTCAAGCCGTCTGGTTATTTTTGACATGTCGAATACTGGTCTGCCTGACGAAAGGAAGCTTTCTTCGGGACAGGCAGGGTACTCTTGATGAAATTGGTCCAAGTCGCCTGAACATTTATTTTTTATAGCCCATCTGCGCCATTCTAATTGGTCGTTGTCAAGGTTATATTCCTTTTTGATACGTATTTCTTCATCGTCCAGTTCAAATCCGGTATAAGGCATCCTATAACCTTCATCATCAAACCACGGAACAAATAATGTAATATAACTGTTTTTTCTCAGTACCGCATCATCCCACAGGCTTTTAAAGTAGTTCATGCCGTTGGAAGTGCTTTCACAAATGACAATACTGTTCGTCTGTGGAACAGAGTTGAGCAATGATGTCATTGTTTCCTTGATGTTTCCCGGCCATTTCGCCACCTCTGATAAATGAAGGTAATTTATCGTATATGAAGAACCGGCATTTTTGTTGTCTGCTGTTTCAATTAGGAATTTACATTGCAATCCCGGGTCATTATTTGTTGAAGTTGGTTTTGATGGATCAAACTTCGGATTTTCCAGTAACAGTCCTTTGCTTAAACTAGACCGTTTTGCCGGTTTTAGAAATTGTGGTAATTCCTGATAAAACAAGTCTGACATGTTGTTTATGGTAGTTGCACTATCTGCATCATAGCTGACTATCATTGCAACTTTGCCTAAACTAAAATGTAATTCTTTAAAAAAAATAGCCTCAGTGCATGTGCTAAAACCCTGTTTACGACTTTTACATATTATTACATATAATGTAGGTCTTGTTGTTTCGTCAGGATACTGTTTTTTCCAATCCTCAACGATTTTTACAAGTCTGTCTTGGCTTTTGTTGGTTATAAACGGTTTTATTGTGCTGGTTTCCCTGTCTCGTATTTTTAGACAAGTTTTAAAGTATAATTTAGTGCCATTTATAAGTTTTTTCAGATCGTCCACTATTTCACCCCAATTTAGACATAAAAAATCAGGCGGTTTCCCGCCCTAAAAAGGAGAATTCCATAATCTTAGTATATATCGTATTTTTTCTTTTAAAGTGGCTTAAAAGTGGACTATAATGTTTGCCATTCAATTTTATACCCAGACAAAAAGGCATCTATATGTTCTAAAGCCCTTTTATTCAGCTCTTTGCACCAATCTTCACTGTAATTGCATTCCAGAGCCACATTTTTAAACTCTTTTGTGCTACCATCTTTTGTGAAATATCTTGACATGATAATACTTTTTTCATTCGGTATCAAACCGTCAATAGCACGATCAAGTTTATTAATAAAACGGTCAAGTTCCTTTGTTTCCATTTCGGTTTCTGTTATAGTGGCGTTTCTGACGACATAAACCTCTACGGTTGACACATTGTTACGGTTAGCCGGAACCGCCACATTATAATTTATGGCAGATAGTTCGCATTGTGAACCTTTCATGTCTGTTATTCTGCCATACATCATTTTTAAATCGTTTCGGAAGCCGTTTTGGTTGTGGTATCGAAGGATATTCTCTATTTGATCAATTTCCATCATATCACACCTTTCTGAAGACTGGTTTTTCGCAATGTCCACATAGACTTTCCTTTACATTCCCACTGTCTATTGCCTTTTTGCATACACTTAAGGCGTATTCGGCAGCGTCAACCGTTTGCTGGATTTCCTTTTTAGTATGCGACGCACTGATCGCTATGTAAGGCATTAAAATACCCTGCTTAACCATTTCCTGGTCGAACAAGGTCTTAAGTTCCAACAGTGCAAATTTATCATCATAGGTTTCATATACAATCAATGGGTTACACGGCATCCAGTCGTTGATTTGCATATAAGGACTCATTTTAGCGCTGTGTATTGTTACCCTTAACCTGTCGGAAAAGTCTTGTCCTGTTTCCCAAATATATTCAGGTACTTCCTGCAATTCTCTCACGCAGGCAATTGCTGCAGCTATGTCAGGAGTGTTGGAAAAATACGTACCGGATAACAGAAAGACATTTCCTTTATCCCGCAAGCCAAGGTCAAATAATTCCTTTCTACCACACAAAGCAGACACAGCATATCCATTTCCCATGGCTTTTCCAAGAGTACAAAGGTCAGGTTTGACGCCGAATAATCCTTGTACACCACCCATTCCATAACGGAAACCTGATATAACCTCATCAAGTATCATGATTATGCCGTATTTATCGCACAAATCGCGGATATACTGAAGCTTTTCACGGTTTATGTCTATAGTGGAAGGGTCAAGGATAATTGCGGCGATGTTATGTTGACCGACGTATTCCTCAAGGCTAATGTAATTGTCGTTCCAATCAGCTTCAGATGCGTTATATGGCCTGTCGTTTACGTTCATATTGTTGTAGGAATATTTTCTTACTGTTTCATCGCGCGGTATACCGTCATTTACCAGAGTTGTACCAATGAAAAAGTCTGCCGTTGAAATAAATGGGTTTTCTTCTGCAATAAGCACTAAATTCCTACCTGTGTATGCCCTAGCTAACTTTACGGCGGCATGTGTTACATCAGAACCATTCTTGCCAAGTTTGACCTCTTCAGCACATGGGATAATTGACTTTAGTAGTTCTTTCAATTCCCCTTCATACGGATTAGACCGCGTAAAGCATACGCCTTTGTCTATGGCCTTCTTTACGGCTTCGTCCACTATAGGATTGCAGTAACCTAAAATAACACTTCTGAGTGCCATGCCAAAATCGATGAATTCCCTGCCGTCATCTGATGTGACGTGACAACCGGATCCTTTTATGAAGACTTGCGGGCAATTGCTGCTAAAACAATCATCACTTCTACTATATGTTGCGTAATGTTTCATTTGTGACCTCGCTTTCTGAGTGCAACAATGAATAGATTATTTTTGAAGTCTTTTCAATTGCCCGTTCATGCTGCTTTTGACAATATTCTTTTGCAAATTCATCCTTACACTGCGCGTCAAAAATGTCGTAGGCATCTCTAAAAATCAAGTGTAGCAGTTCATGAATTAGTGACTTTTCTTGTTCAATATCAGAATTCTGCTTTTTGAGTTTGATACAAGCTTTATAATCGTTAAAAATCAGCAAAGTGCGAGCACAATCAGTAATCGTTTCATCTTCTTGAACGTCGATTTCCCAATCTTGCAGTTTAAATGTTTTTACCATTGCTTCAATCTGTTCTTTTGTTGGCATATGACCTCCTAAAATTTCTATCTTTGAAAATTGGCATTAAAAAAACAGCCTGTTAAGTTGCTGTGTTCAAACTATACTTCTGTTGCGTATTATTTATATAATCCATTTAACCCTGTTAAGATACTTTCTATAACATCTTTGAGTATACTTACAATATCCGCATTTGGTATACGTCTCACTGTCTACATTTTTACATAAGAGGATTCTTTTGTTAATTATAAGTTTTAGATTTACATGCTTTACCACCATTCTCAGCTTTCTCTTTAACTTTTTAATCATATAACCATTAAGTATCCTCCTTCGCCTACTTTTTATATTGTGTGCTATCTCTCCACCTTTCTCAACATTTCCATAACAGCCTTTTCGTCCTCGCGGCTGAATAAATATTGTTCCTTGCCCTGTATTGCTGCAATCCAGTTTGCAAGTTCTTTTTGATACATTTCTTCGCAAATATTAGAGTTATACCCTTCTGCAGCCGTACCTTTGTCAAAAGAAATTATGCCATTTTGTTCGTTTGTTCCACGTATAAATACATAATCGTCATTCCAATTCCATTCAATAAAGCCACGTTCGCAAACAACGCGCAATTCTCTTATTGCTGGCCTTGAAACAATATCTACCAGCATAGTGCCGGTTACTGTCGCAAATTTCACCGACGCAGAATATACATCATCCGCTGATATGTCCGGGTCGTTCAGTTTTTTGTCAATGAATCCAGTGCAGTCAATCGGGGATCCGAATAAGTAAGACAACCATGATAATTCAAAGGGTAATATCTCTTTACAACCTCCTGTTTCCTTTTTCATGGCGTAATACGTTTTTTTGTCACAACCGGGGTGCCAATCCTCGATATGATTTCCGCAATGATGAGTAAAGGTATAGATTTTACCTAACGTACCATTACCAATGAGTTCCTTTATCTTCTGTATTGCTGGATGGAAACGCATAGTAGATGAACTGTAGTATGTTCCTGTATATTCCGTTATATCAGCCTCACAAAAACATGGAATTTTTAGCACATTTGCTAAATCAATGTAAATTTGTTTTGTCAAAGGAGGACTGCATACAAGTAATGCATCGGGTTTTAATACCGTAACTACATCGTCATATTTGCTATCATCCATTGTGTCCCATGTGAAATACTCATCGTATCCCAAGACTTCCAAACAACGTTGCCTTCTCTTACTCATTGAACCTCGTCCAATAATTCCAAACCTCATATCTCTACCTCAATTAACCTTTCTGTTTCATCAAGTTCATTCAGACAGTCCCCGTTCCAGTTGTATACCGCACTGTGACCATTCACATTTATGCCGGCAACAAAACATTTTTCCTCAATAGCCCTTGCCTTCAGCAGCGCGTCCCAGTGGTGTATACGTTTAAGGGGCCAGTCAGCAGGGACAATTATCAAATCAGGCTTTTCCATTTGTGCAAACAGTTCAGGGAAGCGCAGGTCATAACAAATAACCACATAGGTTTTCATGCCATTTATGTAGGTGTGTGGTAATTTTACCCCTGCGGTCCTGTCATCATCATATTCTGGGAATAGGTGGCTCTTTCGATAAACAAAATCACCTATGCGGTATGTATTGAACTTTAGTCCGGAAAGGTTTTCTTCATATCCGTATCCCGTCAGGCTGTTTATACATGTTGGTGTGACAAGTTCGGGCCAGAATATGGGGTGATTTTCAACGACCTCCCAGTTGTTACTGGGTTTTACCTGTGCTAATGTGATTTTCATTATACAGACTCCTTTATTTGTTCAAAATCAGGACAATCACCGCTTATATTTATATTAGAACATGATTTAAAAGTCAGGCATTCTCTGCCCGTAACATACTCTTTTAACCATACTTCTGTTAAATTGCAATGCGGATTCGGTGTGTGTCTGTTGCTTATATTTTTGCAAATTATACAAAGTTTCAAGTTGTTGTTTGCAAAATTACTATCACGTATACAAAGTTTGCTTTGCTCCATCAAATCACATCCGCCGCCGAATCTATCCATTCCTGAAATTCTAAAATCACAGCCAAAGCATTCCGTTTTCAGTTTCATTTGCTCAGTTCCTCAACTTTCGTATGAGTGTAGTCGCAAGCCTCTAACTTTTGTGGCAAATGCCTTTTGCATAAGTGTCTTTTATTGCCGTCTATTAGTGTTACCCTGAATTTTGCTTTACTATTGCAACCTGGATACCAATCGCATAAGTCGTCAGAGTGTTTTTCCTGCTTTGCATATTTCTCAGTTACATCAATCCATTTTGCGTTTTCTAAACTCATTTTGATAATTCCTCCATTCTTTCCCAGTACTTCTTATTCAGGTACAAATTTGACTTTGCAATGTCTGGATGCTTGAGTAACCAGTTGCATATCCCTCCGACGATCATATTTCGCTTGCATTGTGTCAGAACTGCCATAATTACGTCAAAATCTAGGTCATAATCCATTGTCAAGCGATAGTTGTAGTCGTATTTGAACGGTATCTCCACGTACTGTCCTTTAAAAAGCTGTGCCCCCCACCCTGTATCTGTGTTAAAGTTGACTTCTGCCAGTTTACTTACGGGATAAGCTATCACGTTAAGTCCCAACGGCAGTCCGACCGTGCGTATCGGTGAAAGTTCCTTCAATTGCTGAACGCAGTAGTAGACAGATTGAACGGTTTCGGGGCAAATCAGCGGATCATCACCGTCGATATTGATGATAAAGTCTAATTCGTGTTTCAAAGCGCAATCAAGGTGCCTTTTTATGATATTTTGCCTTTCTCCACTGAAAAAGCCGATATTGTTTCTATCGGCTATGGCTTTCATGTGCAAATTATCTTCCGGGGTATCCGGTGTACACATTATTATTGGTATATTGGAGTGTTTCAGCCGTTTTATCAGTATATCAGTCAATGTTTCTCCGTTTATGGTCAGTAAGTGCTTGCCTGGCAGGCGAGTTGAACCGTAACGGGTGGTTAAAAAGATGCAAGTTTTCATATAACGCCTCGCAGTTCATCGTAGTTATTTATAAGCAAATCATTTCCTTGCTGTAAGGTTTTGAGTTCGTGCAAATTGTCTACATATTTAACTGATCTTTTGGCTAATTTACGGTAATTTGTCCCAAGCGGTAAACTGTGAAGGAATATCCTTGTTGTTGTCCCTAAATTATTTACATTAACTTCAAAATAATTATCTACATCGCCCTGATAACAGACTATAATTTCGTAGTTTTTTATGTTAAGTTTTATCTTTTGCCAGCATTCCTGTTCCCATGAATTGATATTGTTTGTTAACAAGGAGCAGATAAGATCAATATACTTTCGTTCCATCAGTTTAGCTTCTTCTTTTATGCTTACTTTTGGTGTATATTTTTCATCCGGTTTGTTTGCCGCTTGCCATTCCTGTATTTCTTTAATGGCTTCCAAAGTTTCAGTTTTCATATCTCTATCCTTTCAAACATCAAGTTTGTTCTACTTCTTTTATGATTAAATTAAAACTTTTCACCAGATTCATTACTTTTTTTGCCTTTTTATCTCCTATTTTCGTTTCAGGTCCGGTATATTTTAGTGGTTGTTTAAATGGTGAAAATATAGCACATACCATGCAATCGGTTAAACTAACTAAACTTACACGTTTCTCAGCCGTACATGTTTTACACCATTGTTTTCTTGCTTCTCCTGAGTCAATTTCTTTACGAATCTCGCTTAAGATATTATCCAACCTTATTATGTTGTCAAAAAATAAATCAATATCGTTGCCCTCTAATTCTTTTATGCTGTCTAGCCGTATTTTTAGTGCATAATCTATACCGTCATACATGGTATTCCCTCCAATATCTTCACGATTCTTTCCGAACTCTTACCGTCCCCATATGGGTTCTCGCACTTTCCTACCGTCGCATTCCATTCCCTTGCACGGCCCATGGCGGTCAAAATAGCGTCTGTTTCGCACGGGCAGGAAAATACATTATCCGGTTTGATACGTCCATCCTGGCGGCTACCAACAGTCACAGACGGCAAGTAGAATGATGCAGATTCAATGATGCCACTGGATGAATTACCCACCATAATTTCTGCATATTGTAGCAGGGATAAGTAGGTGAGGTGGTCAAGGTTATCAACTAAGTTCCATTCATAAGATTTGCAGGCATATTCAATCCATTCGTTTATGATTTCATATTTAGGGTCAATGTTTGGTTTTATCCATAGTACTTGCACATCGTTTTTATAAAGCGCCGTTATTAACTCCCTGATGTATTCTCCTGTTTTGTTTAGTTCCTTTGTTACAGGGTGAAAACACGCCATAATAAACGGCTGGTTTAAGTTGATTGAAACGTGTTGCTGTAGTTTGTCCTTTGAAAGTAACTTTGCACGGGTAAGCCAATCAAGACCGGAAGAGCCGACGTTGTAAATGTTTATTTTTTGGTTAGGATAGTATTTATCCCAGTCATCAACCGATAGCCACATATCATATGCCTCACACCAATCCCAAATACATGGATTTGGTAAATGCGGATTTGCTTCAAGGTAGTTGATTAAAGGCTTACTACCTAACATTAAACCAACTTTTTCGGCGTAATCTTTTGTTGCTGTAAAGTGATATGTAGCCATTTGGGTAATTGAATTGCGAAGCTCATTGTCGAACGCTCCGGTTGTAGTCTCACCGCCATGTATATGCGCTATGGGAATGCTTAATAATAATGCTGCTGTGGCTGCTGCATGGACTTCAAAGCGATCTCCTAAAACTACAACCATGTCCGGCCTTGTGTCCGACATTATTTTGTGGCAGTCTGAATAAAACTGTCCGTAATCTTTGATTGATGATATCGGGCTGGTAAGATAGGTGCAGCCAAATTCATTCAGTATATTGTTGACCTCATGATGATTGATTGGAAGGATAATTTGCAGGGATAGTTTTGCGCTGGACTGAATATCTTTCATTATCCAGTAGAGGTAGCCAAAATCAGCCCGACAGGTAGTTATGACAGCTATTGTTTTCATGTTTCCTCCAATGCATCTTTCAAAACTCGGCATACTTCTACAACCTCATCCTCCGACATATCGCTCCAGTACGGAAGGGCTAATGTCCTGCTTGCAACCTCTTCGGCCACCGGGAACATACCCTCACGATATCCCATGTCTCTGTAAGGTTTTTGCAGGTGAATACATGGAAAGTAAGGCTTAACCTCTATCCCGTGATCAAGCAGATACCGCATTACTTTATCCCGATTTGGGACTTCGATGGTAAAAACGAATGGGCATACATCATTTGTCGTATACTCCTGCCAATTTACCAGGCCGCTACAGAACAATTCACTAAGTTCGGCGGTATACTGTAAGGCTACCCACTGCCGTTTACGCTTGATCTCGTCCCAATGGTTAAACTGCACCAGCCCTATAGCAGCCTGCAAATCTGTCATGCGAAAATTCCAGCCTATCATAGATGAGTCAAGCCATTGATCGCCTTTTTTTCGCCCTTGGTTACGCATTGCCTGGCAGTACTCAGCTATATCCTGATTATCAGTTACAATTATGCCGCCTTCGCCCATTGTCAAAGCTTTGTTTGGGTAGAATGCGTATACTGCTGCGTCGAAAGGACGGTCCATTTTGTTGCCGAATGACTCGCAGGAATCAAGGATGATTGGTAGTCCGTGTATCCTGTTTGTGTCGAACGGGTTTGCGAATGTATCCACGGGCAGTATAGCTTTGACCTTATCACTTAGCTGTGTACGAATTAATGAGGGGACGCTTAGATTATATGTACTCCTGTCTATGTCTATAAACACAGGAGTCGCGCCGACATGGACTATGACGTTTGAACTGGCTATGAATGAAAACGGTGTGGTGATAACCTCGTCACCCGGACCTATGCCGATAGACTTAAGGCACAGGAACAACCCAGCTGTCCCGGATGATACAGCTATGGCATACTTGGTGCCGCAATAATCAGCTATATGCTGCTCAAACTCCTCAATAATAGGGCCCATTGCGATATGGCCAGAACGCAACACTTTTTCTGTGGCAGATAATACTTCATCGATGTAGGGTAGGTAGGATGGTTTGGAAAGTGGGATTTTATACATGGCTATTCTCCTTTAATCTTCTGGATCGTCTTTGTGGCAGGCATAGTTGAAAAATAAGATTGTGGCTAGTAGGATAAGATAGATAAGTAATAACATGGTGTGCTCCTTATGCTGGCAGGTTTATTTTGCTAGTCTAAATTTGACACCTATCTAGTCTAAATTTGACACTAGCTTTGTATGATAAAGCCTGCTTGCTTGTCTAAATTTGATACTAGTGAATTTTACTTACAATGGCCTTGTATAAGCATTTTGAACTTGTTTTTTATACTTTTGAAACTTTCCCAAAGCTAGTCTAAATTTGACACCCAATATTATATAATACCATGGGGTATAGACTTCTTACTCCTCCACTCCCCGGATAGTTTGAACACGTTTTTTGTTCTACAAAATTGGTTGTGTTGCTCATATTCAATGAAACCCGCTTCTATAAGTTCATCTTTTACACGTAGAAATGTTGATTTACTTGTATATTTGAGGGCTAAACTTACAGGATATTCAAAAGTATCACTTCCGCATGAATACAATTTCATATAGTTGTAGACTGTTTTTGCACTGTCTGATAATTCCAAATAAGCTTTACTAAGCATCATGTCGGCGGTTAGCCTTACATGCTTATCCTTTGCCTTCTTGCCCTCATATGACTTAAAGGGCGCGTTTTTTCTGCTCATGTTTATCCCTCCCTAAAAGGACAACAAAAGGAAAGGCTATCATCGTTAGGGCAACAATAACCTTTTACGCCCGGCCAGGCAACCTATGTTATTTTATTTTTCCTCACAATAAAGAGGCATAAGAAAAGGCAGGTGTGAGGTCGCCTGCCTGGCAGTAGCTAACTGTCTTATGCCATTATCTGAAGCCAATGGCTTTCATTCCATAAAAAAAGAAGCTTCCAAGCTTCCTGTGTCTGTTATGGGATCACCCTGCAATGCTTAACAAGTCTGGTATTGTAATCGCCTTGTTGGCTTCTCCAATGCTTTTGATTATCCTATCAGTGTAATTACCCGCTTTGATATATTCGAGGTTCTTATCAGACAATTCAAACCATTCTCCATGTCCTTCGACTCTTGCAAACATGCCTTGAAATAATTTCTCGGTTATATGCATATTATTAGTTTTTATTGTGTGAAATAATGATACTTCAAACGGGTTACATACTCTTATAGAATTAAAGCGGCTGTATACATTTTCTGTGGCGCCGATCTTGAACCATTTATCGCATTGGATGAAATAAACATATCCTTTGGCTTTCATATGATTCCTCACAATCTTATTAACAGGTTATAATACTTGATAAGTTTCAATTCTGAAATGTTATGTCACTAGACGCGAAATTCTGGTGTGGTGTAATCCATTTTGTTGATACCACTGCGTTACAGGGTTCGGGTGAAATTTCGCGTAATATTTCACGGCGTAAACACAATATGTTGTATGCTGAAATGTCAAGATCGGTAAAATTGCATGAAAAAAGGAGCCTTGTTAAGACTCCTGAAATGTTGTTATGTCTACTTCTTGAAAAATGTTTTGAACTCTCTCTGCTGTTTCGGTTTTTCTTGTGGTATTGGTCTCTTTTCAAATGTCTGAATTATATTGACGAGTTTATCTTCTACCCTTTCTCGTTTTTGTTCTGTGGCTTTTTGGTTTTTAACCCACAATTTTAATTCAGACATTTTTTCTTGTCTTTCTTTCCCTTTCAAATTTCGTATATGAGCATACCGTCTTTGATATTCGCGAGCATAAAGTTTTAAACAGTCATTTTCTGAAATCTTTTTCTTGTAAGCTAATTTTACGCCGCCAGCTTCTTGACACGTATCGCAATACTTTGTATCAGGTCTACCATCGGGAATAAAAGGTTTTCCGCATAGACCGCATTTCCTTTTTAAGCTCTCAATGTACAATTTATACTTTTCTTTTGTCGCGGTTTCTCCGTTTACCAAGTTGATAAGTTCCACTAATTCAACCGCAATCTTTTTAGCCATACATTACACCTCCACATATTATATATCTATTGTAACATAAATACATAATATGTACAATCGTAATCTATGCTTTGTATAGCAAATAGATCACTCACCCGAACTAAGGGCATTTTTCAGGAGTTGCTCAAAGGTGACGGTACCTTGCAGCTCAACCTTATCCGTGAACATTCCCAGGTATCTAGCCATGCTATCCAGTGCGCTCTTTTTATCTGTGAGTTTATACTTTTTGACATATCCCACAAATGTACGATCTATACCGGTTCCCTCGTATACTTCCTGCATATCCAGACCAGCCACAGATGCCGCTGTTTCGTCGTCAAGCTCAGTTATATCCTTGGGCTTACCATCATCATGGAATAGCTTTCTAGGGTCAAAAAAGCCTATTTTAGCATACTCTGATACTACCTTCTCAACGGTTACCATATTACGTAATCTAAGCTCATTAGTCAGTTCGTCAATCCTTGATACGACCTTGAGGTCAGCTGCTAACACACAGGCACACTCGTCAACGCTCTTGTCTGTCATGTTTTCGCAGCTATACGCCTGCTTATACGCCTCTCTTTGGCTCAATCCTGCAAATAAACCTTGTGCATACTTTTCTTGCTTTATAGTCAATTTATCAGTTGCCATTATATATCACCCCTCTGTAGGCTCTTTAACTGCTATCTCATTCATGTTATCACCTGCTTATGTTAATGATGTGTAACATAATAGCTGCAATCCATATTAAACTTATACTAATCCATTTAATGTTTTGTCTCTTATCTGCTGGCATAATATCAACTCCCTTAAAGTATTTATCCACAAAGAAAGGAGCCTATTTTCTAAGCTCCTTAATGATTAATTCTATTCTGTTCCTGCATCGTATCTTTACCAATATATTTCTCATGTGTGTTTCTACTGTTCGCTCGCTTATCCCTAGTTCTTGCCCTATCTCCTTGTTGCGCTTGCCTTCAACCACTAGGTTGTATATTTTTAATTCTGTTGGTGTAAACATCTTACACCGCCTTATACTCTTGTATTTCGCTATAAGGGTATTTCATCCAGTCCCAGCCGAGGTCGTTTAATATTCTTACTGTTGTTGGATTTGCACTTAACACTTTCCCCCAACTTCCACGGATTTTTACAAGATCACCCTTTTTAACGTTGCTTTTATTATATCCGATTCCACCTAATTCAGCTAGACAATTTTCAAAGAAACTTAGTTTATCTTGTTCGTATTCGTATTTATCAAGTCTTTCTTGTATACATTCTTCAAGCCTTTCTGCTGTCAACGGTTCGTCTGTGCGCCAGCTTTTTATTACTTCGCCGTTTTGTATTCTATATATTTGTTCTTCGTAACTTACAATGTGCCCCTGAAAAGCCTTAATTGATTTATTACATTCCTTGATCCTATTATCGAGATAAACCTTATCTTTCAGTTTTGCGTTGTCTGCTGTGGCTCTAGCAGTTGCTGCCCTGTCCTGGTAGTATTCGCTTTTCTCATATTCCTCAAAACCACGCTCATATCTTGCCATGACTTTATTTTTGTGATTTGCGAAAGCCTTACTCCCGGAATGACCTGCAATGATCGGCTGAGTTAACCATGCCCAGTCTTTACGACATTCGTTAAATTGTGCTTGTAAGCTTACTGCTCTTTTCTCTGCATTGTCGCTGTATTCCTCAAACTGTTCCGCTCTTGCTTCTGCCTTTTCTGCTTTAACTTCTAGCTGTTCAGCATACGAGAGTCTTTCTCCTATCTTGCCACCATCTTCGAGTCCTAATTTCTTTGCCACCTGTTCAGCTCTCCAATGGTTGTTTGTTGATCTGCTTACCCATGCTCCAGCTTTACCTGAGAATAAAAACGTTGACTTAATTTCTGATTTTAAACTTTCGCTTAATGCCTGATATTCCACTTTGCTAAAATGTAGTTCTAATTTACCTGTTTCCTGGTTCGAAATGTACTCCCCCATAATAAACCTCCAATTGTTCAGGGGCGTTTGCCCTGCTGACATTTTTAGTTTACTGCGAATCTAAGTGGTAGTACATAGGCCATTAGTCCTATCTTTTGCAAACTGTCGTAACTCCCTCTTATATCCTTATCCAATCACCTTACCATTACCGCGTTAGTTGTATATTTACCGCATTCATCGCAAAATCCATCTCCTGTATCATGCCATTTATTACCGCACTTGCATGTAAATTTATATGGTAGATGTGATTTAAGATTATGGAGTTGGATTGTTGTATTGCTATATATACAAGGCATATCTTTTAATATGCCGGCCTTTAATCCGTCTATTGTATCATACATCCTTACTCACCTATCCTTTATAGACTATTTTATGGACATTTGCATATATTTTAAAATATGCATTGACATTGCAATTGCATTGATGTATAATTAAATTGTCGGCAGGGCAAACAGCCCACGAACAATCTTGGAGGATATCATGAGTAAATTATTAGAGGGATTAAAACATTATGGGGATATCACAGTAACACAGCGCACGGCTACAGGGCACGATGACAGCGAGAAAACAACATTATATATTACTAAAAGTATATTGGGCGCAGAGGACATTGGAGTTGTTACTAGGGAAAAAGCTCTTGAATTAGCACAATATAACAGCTCTGAAATTTTAGGTACAATTACAATTGTTCACTCGTTTTTACTCGCAGGTACTTGGAGCGAAAATCTCAGCAGATTTATCCACCTTGCACAATCAAAACTAGAAAATGACGGCGTGTTAGTGCAAAATGATTATGGCACATATTTTATGGCAGAGTAAAAGGCTGAATAAATCAGCCTTTTCCCAAATGATAATATTAAAATTTCAATCCACCGCGTTACGGTTATAAACCGCCGGACATTTATTATAATATAATACATATACCAATTTGTCAATATAAGGAGGTCAATCCATGAAGGACACTCAACTTACTATCAGAATTAACTCAGAACTTAAATCCCAGGCTCAGCAACTGGCAGAATCTCAAAGCCGAACGCTCGGCAATCTGATTGAATATCTGCTTAAGCAGGAAATAGAGAAGGCCTCCAAGTGAGGGCTTTTTTATTTGTCCTGCTATAATAGTTTATTTATTTCATAAAAATATTTTAAATACCTCTTGACAAACGTGTACATGCTATGATATAATTTGAGCATAAACTAATTGATGGAGGCGGCAAAATGAGTGAAGTAATCGTAAATTGCTATTATAAAAGAGGCTACAGTAGTAACGTAGTTACAATTAAGGAAAATGGTATCGTCGAAGTACACGCCTCGCTATATAGTCCCCATGCCACAGATGGCTATAACCTTATTTTATCGGACGTATCAGACGCCATAAAAGCCGCTTTTAATGCAGAATCAAACGATTACTTTTGGAGATTTACCAATAATAAAAACGAGATCGCATTAATCAAGTCCGGAACTATTCGCTGCTCAAAGAATTTTGCCGCCAATGAACTTGAAAATGGACTTTCCGTGGCTATTCACAGGGGATACAGTTGCCAGGGCTACAATTATGGGTACAAAATTACCGGCACAATTATTAATTACGGCTCAGATGGCGAACCCGTGCTTGATATCAAATCCCTTAAGCCACTATCTAAAATGCTGACCAATGCCGCCATTAATACTGAATATCAAATCGAAAAAAGCGCACGTTTATCGGAAAACCTCCCTAAACACAATTGGACTTTAGAACAATATCGCACAGCTATTGATTGTGACGTTACACGGCGCGTGACCTTTAATATTAAAGAAACGGAGGAATAAATCTATGGCTATCAGGGGAAGGCAAAAACTCAAGGATGATGACATCCACGTTAAAACCACTAAAGAACTTAAGGAATCCGCAGTCGCACTCGCCGAAAAAGAGGGTCGAACCTTATCAAATTGGCTAGAAAAATTAATAAGGCAGGAAATAGATAAGGCCTCCAAATAGGAGGTCTTTTTTATTTGTCCTGCTGCCTTATAAACTGTTCTCCAAGGTTGCATTTCCAAATAGGCTTTAGTAATATATCAAGGTACTTTTCTATTGTCATGATCTTAACTCCTTTATCTGTATAATAAAAGGAGCTTACTAGGCTCCTATAAACTGCGTTGTGTAATTTTGTTTACCTCTATATAATTTCCTGCATTAAACTGTAGTTTCTTATAACAATCAGGGCAAACATGTCGGGTAGCTTCGTTGTTTTGATTTTCACTAAGGTAATGAACTACATGTACTTTATGTACAGAACATTTACATTCCCAGCACTTCATATCCCTTTCCCTTCCCTGAAGGGGCTTTTATACCCCTCTAAACTGCGATTTCAGAATGATAGATGTTAAATAATCCACTCGGGAATGTCGCGGTTTTATCATATTCCTTTTCTTCTGTTGTCCGACCCTTCAGTTGTTCATATGCATCAATCTTCCATGTTTTGCCGTTTGATGTTTCAACCTGAAACCTTGCTGACCTTATGATGTGGTTTACATTCCATCTGGTTACATTAAAACTTGTTATAACAGGCTTTCCTTCGCTGTATTTATACGGAATACTTGCTGTCAAAATTTCTGTAATGTGCTCTATGGACGGCTTACTTTTGCTTTTCGGATTTGCATATCTAACAAGTTCAGCGGCTCTTTGTTTGCTTTCCTTAACCATTTTCAGCATTTCTCTTGTCATATCCATACCCCTTTCAATCATTTCTTGACTTTATTGTACACTACATGTCACTTACTTGTCAACTACTTTCGTAAAATATTTTATTGCAGTAGTTTACATGTCGGTGTATAATAGTGTAAAGGAGTTGATTATATGCCGTTATCACCAGGCAACAAACAAATATCTGTTGTTCTCCCCCAAATAATCGTTGATCTACTCGACAAAGAAGCCGCCGATCACTTTTTCACACGCAGCCAGCAGGCCAGCCGTATTATTATTGATTATCTTGTCGATCATCACAAAAAAGAGGATTCTAAATAAGTTGAGCCCTGCATTTAGCAGGGCTCTTGAAAGGGGAATGTATTTTTGTGAGGAGGAAAATGTACTATTCAGTTTTTCTCATGTTATAAGTATAAACCTTTGAACTGCGTGAAACTGCTAATTTTCTGCTAATTTTCTGTGAGTTTTCTGCTAATTTTAACATGGATTCATATTGTAGATAAAATGGATTCAATATTTCAATGAGCTTTGTTAATGCTTCACCATTTATCTGCCTTATTCTTCCCTCTGTGATATCGTTTTTCTGTGGAAACTGCTTGTTAAAACTTATTTCGATATTCCTCCAGCTGAGTCTATCAAAGTACTTTACCCCCGCTACATATCTTTCCCACGGAGTCAGTCCCTCCAGTGCTTTTTCTATCTGTTCGATCTCTAATTTGGGCCAGAACAGCCTTGATTTGTCTGACTTTATAAGTTCCTTCACGTCTTCCCTGCTGCACTCCATTGTCATTACAGCGCGTTCTGTTGGTGATCCGCTCCTGTTGGGTGAGTGTGGCATTCCCGGCTCCTGGGGTTCGGATATTTCAAAGCAATCATCATCAAAGTCTGCAAGCATACGTTCATAGGCTTCTATGCGTATCTCTATTGTTTCTACAATGGACTTGCGTTTTTTATAATTCTTTAGTGCTTGTTCTATGTTCATTGGCTCACCTCACGCGCTTTAGTTTTATACCTTTTAGGTCTATTGGGATGTGCGCATATTTTATGGTCGGATACGTCGGAGTTTATATAATAATCACACTGAGCACATTGCTTATCTATGCAATTATCGTTTAAAAATTTTGCGAGTAACTTATGTTGCCTTAGTGATCTCATAGACTCACTCTCCTATCATATACTCCGTAATAACCTTTACCGCCTCACCCCAGCTATAGCACACATCTACCTTGTATCCTTGTTTTTGTAACTGTCCAATCCACCATATTTGATTTGCGGATGGCTTATTTTTGTCAATTTTCATTTCGATGTACAACCCGTGAAATTCGCCGCGCGGAGCAGGAAGACAGATGTCTGGAACGCCTGACTTGACACCTTCCTTTTTCAGTCGCGCCGCCGTTGTAATGTTGCGCTTGCCACCGTTCGGTACGGCAAAAAGTAGTTTCAGTTCCGGCGTTTTCTTTGCGGCAATTGCAGCCCATTGGAATAAGGCTTGCTGTTCGGTGGATTCACTCATTTCAATCCCTCCGGCCATTCCTGAATTCGAAACTGTTGATATAATGGGCTCTTGACGAATACCGGCACCCCTGCCGCCCTGCATTGGTCAATAATACTCTGTACCCATTCGTCTTTAGGCGGCTTATTTGGATTGGTCTGCTGTCCGATGATAACCCACTTAAAAGAATAAAGGTAATATTTTAAGTATTCTACATCACCTAATAGCGGCTCAATTGATAAAAAATGATTTGCCCTGTGTATTCCATCAATGCTCCACGGATCGCCAGTACAAAGCTTGCTTGAATCCTCTTTATTTGTTATTGTTCTGCCTATCCACCAATTATCCTGATATCTAAAGTCGCTTGCTTTTAAAAAGTTTTTCGTCAAAAACAAATACTTGTGCTGTGGAGCTGCCTCGCAAGCCTTAAACACTTCCTGAATCCACTCATCCGGCGTTTCATCATGGAATAGATCCCCCATGCTTTGGACAAATATTTTTCTTGGATTTTTCCATTGTTTCAATTTTTCCAATTGCTCAAAGTGCGTATGCGGTATAAATTTTTTGCACAACTCACACTTCCTCATGCCTCGCTTTGCTAATCTATGAGCATAACAGTATGGACATATTTTGGGGTTTTCTTTTGTTCCACCCGGACCATAACAGCCGTGTCCTAACGGATTTATTGTTTCATCGCACCATTCTATTCCCGTCGGCATTACGACACCCTCTTTCTGTTTGGATTTCCTCTGCCATGTGGCTTTTTCCATGCATGGCTTGGCGATATATATTTTCTTTCTCTGCCTCGGTTATCGAATTTATTAAACTTCGTTCTGCATCCACAAGCGCATTCGATAATTTCTATAGGGATTTCTAAAGGTGGCCTGTGAAAATGGTTATGCCTATTTACGTTCATGAGCACAAGATTATCGGGCGCATTGTCATGCTTCATCTCATTGTCATGATGTACTCTTTCGTCTGGCTTGAGTTTTCTTCCGAGTTTATTTTCTACAATGTGCCTGTGTTCTTGAATTTTCTTTCCAGTTCCAGGTATCTGAATCCATTTATAACCCTTTTTATCAAAATGTCCGTTGCTGTGTTTATGTCCTCTGCAAAATCTTCTAGGTCTATTCTTTTTATCAAATGCAGGAATATAATTTCCACAGCCGCACGCGCACTTGATTAATTCAATCTTGTCTTTACCTTGTTTGTTCATTTCTCCCCACCTCCTGCCAGTGCCTGTTCGGCGGCTTCACGGGTGAGAAATACGGTTTTGCAAAAGTGATAATATTGAAAATCTGCAAGTCTATCGTCGGAAGAAAATAACCGCACAAACGATATACCGTTTTCTTTTACAGTGAACTCCACGATTTTACAATGGACAATTTCTCGTTTGGTAACAGCATACACCGTATCCCCTACCTTGCACGGCAGCACCACAAGCCGTCCCTCTGCCTTAGCCTTGGCAAACTCCGTCAAGTCAGTTAAAAGATGATGGGCTGTAATGCCACAGGCCCATGTTTGTTGTGTTCCGTCGCCAAGTATTTTGCTTTCAGAAATTTCACTTAATGTTTTCTGGCAATCCTCTATTCGTTGTAAATATGATTCATGCGACATTTTATCTGACATGTTCCTGTCCTCCTACTTTATCTATCTGCTCTAGGGCTTGTTCACGTAAACTGTTTATACAAGAAAATTCGCGCTGCATACCTTGATATTCAGCACATCCTATATCTAAACTTTTTAATCTCGCCCACTCTGCAAATATTTCCCTGATATATGCTGGATGTATTTCTGCAAATTGTTTTTTCTGGTAGGTGGTGGGTGTAGTGGAGAGAGTTGATTCCAATCTGTCTATTATACACGATTCCCCACCACGCTTAAGGTGGTATAGGACATATTTTATTGCCTCTGTCATTGCCCTATTCTGTGCCTGTAGTTGCTCATTCTCCTGCTGCAAATCTATAGCAGCCTCGGTTTGCTCGTTGGCAATGTGCTTAATGGTTTCGAGCTCAGCTCGGAGTTTTGTTGTCTCCTGCTGTAAGGCTTCTATGGTGTCAAACACAGATCGCCCATTAATTAATATGTCATTTTCTTTCAGTATTTTGATATTTTCATCTGTCAGTTTCATCCCTCACCCCTCCTTATTCCTTCCAAAATCCATCAAATCCCTTTATATAATCTTTCAGTGCCCGGTTTTCCGTGATGAGTTGTTCATTTTCGCGGGTCAAACTCTTAATTTCTGTAACCAGTTCCTTGTTAATGTCAATTTTCAATGGCAAGGCCTCTATTTGCCTTTTTAAGACATTATTTTGCTGATTATGTA